GTATATTTTTGAAATATAAGGCTTCTCATTACCATCTCTTTCTAACAGTCCGACTTCGACTGCAATATTTACAATTGCTGGTATTTTATCCCCCGGTTTAAAAGCATCTGGACCACTTGCACTGGTGTTGAGTTCTTTTTCTAAAGAATCGTATAAACTATTAATTCTCAAAGTAATTGATGCTTGTGCAACATTTGGGTTGTGAACTATGTGAGTGACAGAAACAGCCTCTTCATCGTTAAAATTACTAACATTTTTTGCAGCCCAATCAGAAAAAGATGCTCTACCTTGTGCGCTTCGTCGGTAAGCGTCATTACTTCCTTCCGGGTATTTTTCACCCTCCGCCAACTCTGCCGCTTCCTCACCACCTCCTCTAAGACTAAGTCCAAGTCCATCGTCATTCATTAAACCTAAATTAGCAGTGTTTTGTCGAAAACTTAGTTTAGTGTCCCCGCTACTAAGTCTAACTCGTTGAACCTCACCAAAATTTCTATATGGCCCATATAGAACCCTGTTATAGTTTTGATCAATAGAGATTTTATTGAAAAAATTTAATGGGCCTTGAGATTCTTCACCCAGTTTTTGTTCAATAAGAACATTTGAATAATTGTATTTTAGATTACTTTCATATTTATGTGTTAAAGAAAGTGTTGTTATTCTTCCTAACGCTTCTCTAATAGCGAAAGGGAATTTGGAACCCCGGTAAATCGCCCCGTTAGCTGCTGTAAAAGAAGCGACATGTTGTAGTGACATTATAAAAATAGCCCCTATAACATCCCCAGTTAATTCGTTGTTTTCATTTATTACTGGGACTAATACATTAAGAAATCTCAAGCTAGCTTTATCAATAGCAACAACGCTTCCATTACTAGTGAATTCAAACTGTAAATTTTCTGTATTAGTTATTACTTTACCTGTGTGTCCATTTTGGTCCAAGATATCTCTGTCAGGATAATACATGAGTATATGACCATCAGAAATACCCGGAAATACTAACTTTTCAAGCTCCCCAGAAGGGACGTTTCGCCAGTCATGATCGCCTAACGCATTGGTTAATGTAGTTTCTATTAAATCGTAATATGTTTGATTCTTTATAGTTCCATCAACGTCTACCAAACTTTTTAATTCGTTTAACAAATCAATAAAAGGAGTCATTGCCCCTTCAGAAGTAATCGACTCTTCTTTTGCTCTCTCATTAAAGAAGAACTCTAAGTTCTCTATATTGCGACGGCTATTCAAAAATGTTCGTGAGCTAACATCACTCGCTCCCGTAAAATAAATTAAAGTTGATTTTGAAAAGGCTTTGTTGGTTCCCGTGCGTATTGTCGAAGGATTTCCAGCAACATATGTAGCCCCTTCTTGTTTTCGGCAATTAAGCTGAACGTAGCCATAGTTATGATCACTCCCCTCGATGTTAAACCAAGACTTAGTGTTTCCATTCTCTGGCCCTAACATTATACCATCCCCATAAGAATCTTTGTCAAGCACCTTATCTGTCGATCTCATATTTTCATAAGTCTTACCATCTAAAGTTCTCCAATCCTGAAATGAGTCATTTCTAAATCCATGAATCATTGGGATAGCATTACCTGCATTACCTAAAGGCCATGTACCACCCATATATCTTATGGTAAAGTGAGTCCAGCCATTACGTACGTTACCCTTAAATCGCTCGGCAAAGTCTAATTCTTCAATGTTTATGGTAAAAGAAGATGAAATTGGAGCGTTAGGATCAAAGTCTTTATTTGCCACTGAAACAGCAGTATCGTCTAAATACACACCTCTAGAAATTTGATTTCTAGATAACTTGTTCCCCTCTGGATCAACCAGACCTTCAATTGGCCCATCGGAAATTAAATCAATATTTTCAGCGACACTAAAAGAAGCTCCAAATTCAAAATCTCCAATTGAAGGAGGATTTAGAACTCCGGGTGTTACTTTAGGTTTTTTGCTGCCACCTCCTCGTGAGGATATTTTTTTAAGTAAATGCTTCATTATTCTTGAATAAAAGCTCGTCTTATGTCGGCAACGCCAACGGAGTCGTCGTAGGGGTTTTCGGTCATCAAATTAACAGTTGATATCGACTGCGGCACAGACTTAATAGTGCTTTGGATAATATTTGAACCTACCATTAACCTACCGTAACCAATGGGTAAAGGGTCACCTTGTGATGCTACGTTCGCCGCGCCTCCTTGAAATATTAAAGATTCGGCCCCTCCACTCACTGTAGATTCCCCGCCCTCAATAGTACCCGGGTCCATTAAAGCGTATTGTATAAGGGCTGATGCTATAGATACAACTAAAGAAGCCACAAACATCCCGACAGGTCCATAACCAGCAATTAAAGGCACAATATCTATTTCATTTGGGTTTTTAGTGGACAGAAACTCTTGTGCATCCATTCTTTTCCTATCAACTAAAATATCATAACTTAAACCAGATTTTTGGAGGTCAATCATTCTTTTTCTGAAGCCATCTCTATTTGCATCGATAGCTCGGACAACATCTCTGGGTCTGGACAGCTCCATTGAGAAGGATTCACCATACTCTTTTGCTAGAATTCCATGTATTTTAATTGTAGTCATACAGCCTCCTTTAACCTTTCTATTATACTTACATCTATTTCTGAATTTTGTGGTGTATGAATATGTATTTTTTTGCTTAATAAACTATAAATCAAGAAGGGGTCACAACAATTATCTGCGACCTTCAAATCAAACTCCGAAGGCTTCTCATCCCCATCGATATGGCTATGAAAAACAATTAAATTGTCTACTTTATCTTTAAACAGAAGATAATTGATGGGGTTAATAAGAAAAAAATTAGCAGGGTCTTCTGAAATATTCTCTTGTTGCTCTACTAAAAATTCATTAGAATCTTTCTTTAAGCCTAAAAAACCGCAAACTTCCACATATTTATTGGATTCACAAATTTGAATTACTTTACTTATTGCTTGTTTTTCGTTCATTAGGAAGTTCCTCTTGATTGATAATTATAACCATCTGTCCCCGGAAACCCACCGAATGGCAAGGTAAACGCTTTAGTCTGATTTGGGACGTTAGCGCTGAATTTTGCTGAGTTATAAGTAACTTCTCTCTGTCCAAACCCATTTCCTCCATAACCACTAAGATGTATCTCGCCTGTATGCTCATCTAAAAGACCAGTTACAGTTTCCCCGGAATCCAAAAACCCCGTCTCCATATCATACCAAGCAACAAGTCCATCGCCCGTCAATGAAGCTAGTTCCCCCGTACATTCAGCATAATTAATCGGCATTCCTATACCCTTATTGAAGTTTGAAGCTAGGATTTGATTTCCATTATCATTCACGGTGTTCTCTTGGGTAGAAATTAAATTAGTATTAACTAATAAAGTTCTTTCCTCGTTAGTTAGTTTCCTGTTCCAAATACAAACTTGTGCAATATCACCCTGAAAAGAAGATACTTGTTTATTGGGTGCTGCGTTATTGTCTGCCACAATTGTTTCAGAATCACCAAATACACTAAAGAAATCAGCATTTGCTGTGGTTTGCTCACCTTGATAATGGTAGAGAGGTCCATAACCAGCATTTCCCGGGTTACCCATTAGACTTTTTAATTCACCGTCTACATTTACAGCCATATTAAGTAAAGTTGTTAATCTTTTCCGACCATTGGTATTAACACCTATTATTTGAGTATTAAAAGAGTCCTTTAAAAGACCATTATTTGTGCCTCGACGTTGAAACTTACCCGCAGTAAGAGTCTGAGGTATACCGTTATTATCCTTCTCCCCCAAAAAGCCTTCATGAAGAAAGTTTAATCTATCCTGCCGTGCATTCATATTCCTTGAGGCCGGGTTATTTAGTTTAGTATAAGCCATACTAAAACCTTGGGGGGCAGCTGTTTCAACAGTAAAATTATCAGTATCTCTCGTTAATTTTGTAGTGGCAAAAATAGTTTCATCAACTGTTTTTTGATCAGCAGAGTCAATATTTTCGATACTAGAAAAATCATTTTTTCTCAAAGTATAAAGGATTGTGAACATCCCTCCTCCCTCTTCATAACTTAAAGGGCTACTACTATTCCCAGCGATCTTACTGTTTTCTGTTAAGAAGGATAAAGGATTGTCAGTGTTATTGTGGATATACTTAAAAGACTTTTCGCCTCCATCCCCCAAGAAAACTCTTCTTAAAAAAGAAGAATTTGCAGCAAATCTTTTTTGACAAGCTCCTATTTTTTTAGTGCATCCATCTTTTTGCCAAAATGATTCATTGTCTTCTGGACGCTGCGGGTTGCTAGAGTCATTATCACTTACACAAACATAATAGGTTTTATGAAAAACGGGGGAATCATTTTGATCACCCCTGCTAACAATTATTTTTCTATTTTCTATAAAAACAACATCACCAGCAGTATAAGGTTCACTAACGGAATAAATCAGATTTTCTGATGCAAATTCATCATTGGCGCTCACTGGGACAACTTCATCATTCGTGTTTGTAAAGGATAAGCCATTCGCCTTCTCAATGGGTTTACCTGCATATTGACAACCTAAACCTCGATATTGCCAATGGCAATATTTAGCACTCACCGTTCTCTCATTCACCTTAAAATTATCTAAGTCAAGAGGTGAGTTAAGTTCGAACTCTACATAGTTAGAGTTTTCTATTGTCTTTTGACCAATGAAATACTTCTCTTCCGAGATTTCAGCGGAAGGGTTAGCTATTCCAAATGGGTTACCCCCATCAAAATTAACATCGTCCAGATGCTTTAAAAAAACTTTTTTCCTGAAAACTGCTGCGTTTTTAAAATCAGAAAATTTCTCAAGAAAAACAGTAACTATTTTATTATGGTTTCCAACTCTAATCTTTGGTCGTGGCAATGTTCCATTGGCAAAAACCCCAAAACCCTCCGCCTCAACAGGAAGGGGGAGATATTGAATGCCTTGCCAAGTTATATTATTGGAAAAATTAGAACCACCATGAAAAGTGAAGAATATCTCTGGCCTATTTTGGAAATCAGCGTGTAACTTATACAACTCTAAAACAGTAGTAGGTTGCAAATCGAGTAAACTCTTTGCTGCTTCATTTTTGCCTTGATCCGCCATATTAGATATTACACTTCTTTTTGTTATTATATGTGGGATAAATGAAAATTACACAAATTAAAGACAAAGAGGAGGTTTGGCAGGACTTCTATAATTTTTGTAGTAGGTCTAAGCCATATAGGAATATGCAAGTTGGCTCTAATAACGTGCGTAAAGTGTTTATTAGAAAAAAGTTTGATGATTTTTGCAATTATTCTGATATTTATCTAGCTTCAAACGAAGGTAAAATTGGCTATGTATTCATTAATGAGGAGGAAAGATTTAATCATGTAGCATTCTTATTTGGTGTGGGTGGATCAAAATTTACCAAGATGATTAAAGGTTTTTATAAAATTCTTGATCATATCAATAGTCCAAAATATTTTAAATCAGAAATAAGGAGGTCATTTAAAGTAGATATTTACAAAAGATGGATTGATAAATACGATAAAAGAGCTATAATATTAAGTGATGAGGATCAAACTGTCCTCTGGTATAACTCCGATAAAATGATAGGACAATTAAAAGTAGTAGCTTCAAACGAAATAGCCAATCACTTAGTTGGTAAAACGGCAGAATACAATGGGTTTGTATTTAAAAAGGATACCACCGTAACATCCGTCTTAATTGACAAGAAAAAATACCTATTGGACATAAAAGATGTAGAATTTCTAAGAGATTCTGTAGTAATCAATACTCTCATCTCTAATGATGAAGATTTTGTTGGCAGAGTCTCTTTACTTTTTAAACCATGAACGAAACCGAATTAGTAAAATACAGAGTGTATGATAAAAAAAATAATTATCATCACTCCTATTTAAAGTTGGAAGATGCAAAAAACTGCGCTGAACGAATCTCTGGATCAGTAAAAACACTTACTGGTAAAAAAATTTGATAACACAAAATAATGATCAAAAGTTTAATTGAGAGTCTTAGGTTATATTTAAAACTAAAAAATAAACTTGCATTCTCACAGATTACAAGAGAACACAACAAAAGAAAAAATGAACTTATCGAAGAAATTGAAAAGCTACGCGCTATTGGCGACAATGAGTCCAGTGATCGCGCTGACTTCTTGCGGGGGCAGCTCCGTGCCGAAAACAACCAGTTTAAACATATATCAACCGTCTTCCTTGAAGCTCAAGGCGGGTCAGCCGATTCAGACTGAAGAAGGAGTTTACACTCCTCAAACTAACGAAGTTTGGCATTCAGATGCTCGTTATAGGAAGTTAGAGCGCGAAGTTTACAACAAGTAACTACCTATAAAACCTTCTCCTTTGTAGGAGTAGTAGAATACTTAATCCACTAAGTAAAGCTACACTAGCCTCTGGTATAGCTGTTAATGGGGTCGCATTTCCTTGTACAAGATTTTGCGGAACTGCCTCATCAAAAACAAAGTTATCCATCCCAAAACAAAAACCTGAATTACCACACTCAGGACAACTTGAATTTCCAGTGTGATTACCTGATACACCTCTATCGAAGATAACTACTTTATCGACGTTATTAAAAGAGCTGGGTAGGAAAACATCTCTAGTGCTTGCTGCACCCCAATCTACGCTGGGTAAAGCGTATATCTCCGTAACAGAGGAGCCATTTAAGTAGCCTTGAATTCCGATATTTTCTTCGTTTGTAGCTGGTTGCCCACCAACAGAAGTATTTGATGTGATTTGAAAATATTGCAAATCGAAAGGGGTGTTATTTTGAAGTGAGATTTCTATAGTAGAAATCGCATTCCAATGACCATGAATAACATCATTCCCTACCTCATAATAATCACCTACGGTTTGAAAACTCCAATCTTCGGTGGGCGAAACATATTCAAGAATAACAGACTGCTCTTGGTAGCTAATGACTCCATAATTTTGAGAAGTTGTAGTTGTGATGATAGTGCTTCCTGATTCTAAATTTGCCGTCCCACCTGTAAAGGTAACGATAGCTGCTCTACAAAAACAACATAAAATAAATAGTGACAATAATAAAGGTGTTAATTTTTTCATTTTTTAAGTTTTTTAAGTAAGTAGTCTTTAAATTTTGACAATCTTCCAGTGACCTTGCTAAGTAATCTACTTAACTTGCTATCTTCTGGCGCGAAAAACGCAAGTGTCCCAACTATACCCATTACCGCGATTACAAATTCAGGCAGCGAGGACATATAAGGCGCTAAAATTTTGTCGAATATTTCTTCCATAATTAATAATCAGATAGTTTTGGGGGATTAGTAGGAGGTTCATTGGAATTAATTTTAAGATCCTCCCTTACTTTAAGTAATTCCCTGTCTCTCTTCGCCCCCTCTTCTTCAGAAAGCTCCTGCTTTTCTTCGTTCTCCTCAGAAGAGGGATTAGACCCTTTAATGTCACCATAGCCTTTTTCAGCGTACTCTCTAACGCCTTCGAAGGTTGAAATACCTAAGAGTGACTCAGTAAACCTATTGAATTTGGAGAATGCTCCATATTCTTGCTCTGTAACAACAGCTATCTCTATACCTTCCGTTTTCGCTGCTTTGGCTTGAAAATAGGTTCCGCTTGCAATTGTCATTACTCCAGCAGTTCCTATCGCTGCTACTTTCTGAGTCGTAGCAGCTATAAGTCCAGCCCCTACTGCAACCTTTTTTGATTTTTTTGTTAGCCTCTTATTATTTTTATCTGTCTCTACAAGTTTTTGCAGGTTAGAATCATCTGAAGATTCACCTTCGACTTCTGGGTTTTCTTCCTGCTCTTCAGGGGAGGGTTCCACTTCTTCTTCTATCTCCTCTACTATCTCAATCCCGCACTCCTCACAAACACACTTTTGATCATCTAAATGCTTAACTCTTTGCAGTAACGTCCAAGCCGTCTCTCGCGCATACCTGTCAAGATCAGAGATGACCTCGCTATCATCTGGGTTACAGTATTTTAAAGCGAAAGCCTCGGCTTCTTCAAGATTTTTATCTGTTTCCCCCATTTGATTTTAATTACACCTAAATAATATTATTTTTAATATTTTTAAAAATAATGTGTAATTAAACTTATGGATCATTGGACAATTATCTCATCCGTAGCATCAGCATTATTCGGGGGAGCTTTATGGAAATACATGAGTCACAGACTAAGTGCCGAACAGCAAATAAAAAAATTAGATTACCAAACAGAGGGGGTTCTGCTTAGTAACCTAATTGATAGAGTGAGTAAGTTAGAGTCCTTGCTTGTTAGCTCCTCACACGAAAAAGAAGCTATGAGGGTCCAAGTAAGTGAGTTAACTGTTCAAGTCACAGAATTGAAGGTCGAGATTAAATTCTTGAGAGAAGAGAATGAAAGGCTTAGGGGCCAGTAGGATTAAATAAGTCTTGCACTCCTTTAATAAAGTCAGATTTATTAGGCCCAGAAACCTCTAAATATTTCTTTTTAAGCCTTTTATAATTTCTTTTCGAAACTTCATTGTCAGCTTGTAAAGCTTTCCTTAATTTTTTAGCTTGTTTACCGCTCATAATTTTGCTATATAGCTTTCGGCTTCTAGTAAAAAGCCCATTTTTTTATAGAATTTTTTGACTTTTTCGTAGGCTGGTGATTTAACTGCTGCGCCCATCCTGATATATTCAAACCCTTGATTTCTAGCGAACTCTAGTGCGGTCGCCATTAGCTTAAATCCAACTTTTGGATTATTAGATAGCCAAACTTGCTCTGTAAAAAATACTTTATTTAACTTTGCATCTGGCTGTCTTACAAAAAGGATACCAGCATCATAATTACCTAAATTATTTAGGTTAGCCCACGCAAAAACATTTTGAGCTAAAAGACCTTTATGACTGTAAGCTTTTATGAAAGATTGTCTATCGTTAGGGATGATCTGATAGTAAGGGTTTTCTTCAGAATCTATATCTAAGCTGTCAAATATATTATTGACCGCTTTTTCAAATTTTTCTGGATTTGTAATCCTCTCTATCATTTAGATAAGATGCTAGTAAGCTTGCGAGCTTCTCTTGTAGGCACATCTTTCCAAGACTTCCAATCCTTGATACTCTCACAGGTGTAAACTTTATTCTTCCAGAGTTCTCTAAGCTTCTCTAGGAAATCATCAAACTCAGAGATCGCATGTTTTTGGTCAAGAGTCTTCTGAAGGAGGCCAATAGGGGTCATTGGTGAGGCGTTGGAAGTCGTATTCGGGCTAGAGCTAACGGTTCTATCATTCTTACCCTTTGATTTATCAATCTCATCAGCGCCAACGATATGGACATTAAGGAAGTTGCGAACACAGCGCACAAAAGCTCTATTACAGGCGATAGTCTCTAAGAACTTAGAAGCAAAGGAATCTGTGTTGTCTAGAGTAGCATTGGCTACATCTTCATAAACAATCGTATTGTCTGCGCTTGCATGGTCTTCAGAATAAAAACTCTCATAGTTGCTAATCCATTTAACCTTGCATTTAGCTACCACATAGCCATCTGAAGGGCTTTGAGTCTCAAACGTAACACTTTTAAACCCTCTAAGGTTGGCAAGCTCTTTGATACCAGCGAGCATGATCAGAAGCTGATTATCTCTTAACCCTTCAGAAGAGCTTGGAATCTCTTTGTTTCTAAGTGTAAACCAATCCTTATTAGGATACAGGAACTCAGATTTAATCATAGCTCTCCAATTAACAGAGCCGTTCTCATTGAATTCGTAATCTACATTACTAAGTAATCCATGTTGATTACGCTCGTACATGTCAGGACCATAAGTCTTAACCTTCGCTTTTTTGGCTACTTTCTTTTTACTCATAAATACAGAAGTGTTCTAGTTCTTCCCAATACTCAGGAGTATCCAATACATTATCGTCTGAGTCAAGTCCTTTTTTGTAATGCCCATAACTTTTGTAAACTTTATCCCCTTCGATGATGTTTTTATTACTTAAGAATTTTGATTCTGGTGAGCATTCAATTTTTTCTTTTTCTTCTTTTCTTAATTGGACTGGAACCTCAAAATATTTGTTTCTTAGGTAATCTAAATCCTCCTTCTTTTCTGACAACAAAACTATTTCAATACCCATTCTTTTGAGGATATCGAAGTATTTCTGAGGGATCGTATCTAGTTCTTTATTTATTGTGTATAGAATTTTGGAAACATTACCTGAGAATTTACTTAAGCCACTAGGTTGTATGAGCTTATCTGTAACAATAACCACTTTATGGTTTAAGCAATAATGCATAAAAGAAGACTCCTCGAAACCATAATCAACGCGAAGAAAGATATCTTTCGGAATATTTAATTTACTAATTTCAGTTGGAACAACCTCTGTAATATTTTGATAAAAGTGTTTACCTATATGTTTCGTTTTGAATAGAGGCTCCTCGCCTTCTAAACCGCAGAGATTAAGAATGTGTGAGCAAATATCTTGCGGCTTGATTGTGTTAATCTGCTCTTTGAGGTCCGTAGAGGAAAAACAAGGTTTCTTGTCCCATTCAGGTTCAATAGTCACATGTTTAGATCCATCGGAAGACCAAAAAGGCTTGGTATTTTCCGAATAGCAATTACCATATATGGTAATAGTCTTGATATCTTGAGAGCTTGCGTATTGGGCTAGGTGATTATCAGGACCAACATACAGTAAAGATCTAGAAATAATGTATGCAGATTTTTTAAAGTCTAGATTAAGTAGTCTATCAACGCCTGAAATTTGTTTACCTCCAAATTGGTATACTTTAATATTGTTTTTTTTCAGGATTGGTTCCAATAAGCCTAATACTAAAGAGTAGTGCTTATAATATTTTGATTGAGTTTTATCTTCCCCACAAAGAATGATATACTTATCATCGAGAAGTGGGAAGAAATGCTCTTGGATGATAGGCTTTGAAACCTTCACCCCTAAATTTTTAGCGTATTCTTCTAAAAGGTGTGACATTATACAAAAGAAAATTGTGTTTCATCTTTACCATTATGGGTAAAGCATAGACTTTTTTGAGTTGTTGCATTCGGGTGGAAAACCATTTCGAATAAACCGTTATTTTCCGAAACACCCTCCATATACAAAGAGTTTTCTAACTGAGGTGTATAAGGTAGAATCTTAAATAAGTAAGGGCTGTCTTCTATATACTGATAATTCTCTGGTTTTGTAAAAACGTAGATATTATAATCCTTATAGGTTTCTTTAAACTCTTGTAAAAGAGAGTTAATAAGCAAAACATCTGTTTCAGAGTCTGGAATAACGATGGCTATTCTATTGTCTCTATCCTCTTCACCCAAAAGATTATCTAAAGAAGGTTTGGATTGTTCTTTATTGTAATTAAAAGCTATTTTTTTAAAATGATTTAAAATATCAACAGCCTTTTCTCCTGCTTTTAATTTAGCTACCCAATGTTTGAATGACATCGAATTAGAATCTATGTCTTCGTCTAGGATGTTTTTGTGGATATCAATAAGAAACTTATCGGCATTCATCCCGTCTTCTGGAACGTAATCCGGGTTCATCTTTCGATATTCAGAATCATAATTATAATCTACTTCAGGCATATTATCGAGAATATCCTCAAGTTGTTTGCCAATAACATCAATAGAAAAATGGTCTATAGCCCACTGCCTAGCTCTTTTACCTAAGACTTCTTTATCAGATAAACTCATATCGTAAGTCTTTTGCAGTTGTTTCAGAATAGATTTAGGACAAGTAGAAGCTTTAATGAATTGAGTTCCGGGTTCTCTATACTCGTTCCATTCTAATGGTAAACCGCCGCTCTCTTCTGTGCAATTATCTTCTCCACAAGAATAGTTCGTGACTAACGTGACAAGCTCTGTGAGTTTCGCTTCTTGAATTGGGATTTCCTGCCCACCGCTGGTAAATGGGTGGCAATATACATCCATTAGGTTGTAAATTTCGTTGAGTTGTTGCTCCGTTACACCTTTACCTGTGTTTGTTGTGTTCACAGAGCCTTTACCCCCACAAGTATTACAGTCTTGTTCTTGACCTCGGAAGTTCGCAATGTGGTAAGTTCCACAATTTTTGCAAACATAAGTTGTCAGAATGTCAGATGGATCTATACCTTTTTCCTTAATAAGATTACCAATGTTCCACCCCTCTGACCAATGTGTATGTAAAAACAATTTGGGTTTAGAGTCTGGATTAGCATCTTTAAATAATTTAAAGCCATCTAAAATATTAGGCACACTTTTCCTGAGTTGATTCCTGAAAACAAAACCAATAATAAATTCGTCTTTTAAATTATGAAAGCTTCTGAGCTTTGATCTATCTTCGTCCGAAAGTCTGAAAAAGTTTTTATGATCTAATGAACCTCTAAGGGTTTTAACATTATCGTACCCCATTTCATTCATGGCCTTCTCTGCGAAACTAGCCCAAACAAAATAGTTTTTAGTTTTAGAGGCGTACTCAATAGCTTGGGGAAGAATAGGTAAACTATCTAAGGTAGTCCAAACCATTGTGTTAATCTTATTCCACCAAGGCTTTTTATGATAATCTCTAAATGCCCAAATATCTTCCATTCCGATATAAACATCAGGCTTAAATTCTTTAACCGCTCTATCAACAGCGGAAAGTCCATAACCTTCAGCCCTTTTCTGAGAATCGTCCATTCCTTGAATAGAAGCTGGGTTGGGCATGGCTCCAACACACTTCCAAGGCATAGCGTTACATTGTGGATCGTTCCACTGTTTACCATTAGCTAATTCAATTAACTCATACTTACCAGTATCATAAAGATACCTTAGAATGTTTTTTTTGTTTTTGCCAAAACCTGTGAAGGCTCTACAAAAATTAGAATGGAATAAAACTTTCTTTTTCATTACTTGTTTTTAAGCTTCTCGTTTCTGGTGAAACGAAATGCGTAAATTTCTTGGAGAGTGAACCTTAAAAACTCTAGAAGACAATAAGCTTCTGAAACTTCCACACCAATACCGAACTTATTAGTCGAGTTTCTAGTGACTCCAAAAGAAAACGCTTGATTACCATCTTTCTTCTGATAAGGCTTGAAAGATATTTGTGTTTTATTCTCCTCGTAAGAATGATAAGCTGAAAACTCAGTCTTGTTCTCGATGGCATTGATTATGCCCCCCATTTCTATCTCGTTAATTTTAATAGAAATTGAGTTCTCTGGATTTTTAGCATTCTCAGAAAAAGAGCCAGTTCTTTTCTTGCTGTTCCAAGAGTGCTGTCTAACTGCACGGACATAAACACATGGTTCTTGAGTTTGATTTGTAGTGCCAATATCAAAACTAAAAGCATAACCAGTGTTTCTAGGGTTTGGCTTGTAAAGCTGAACAATCATACTGATAGTATAAAATGTTATCAGTAATTCAATTAATTTTTAGGGGATTCTTCTAGAATAGGTTCTGTTATATTCTTAAATATAAAGTGTCTATTTTCTTTGATTATAGGTATTTTACAATAAGTTTCATAAGATTTCGTGAACTCTTGTGTGATCTTGAATATCTCTTCAATTCTTTGAGATTCATAAAGGTAAATTTCTTTTAAGTAACAAACAAACAATTTTAAAGCTTTTTTCCTAAGCTCTAGATTATATAGTGCTGAGAATAAATTTTGATCGTATTCAATATTTAATTCGCTGCAAGATTTTGTTACAAAGTCTTTTTCATTATCTCTACTAAATCCAAGAGTTAGAGAAATATTTGCTAAGTCGGAAAATATATGACCTCTGCAACAGTTTTTTAAATCGAAAAACTGAAAATCTAACCCATTGTAAAATATGTAGGAGGTATCTATGTCTGCAATAATATTATTGCTAAAAGGGTAATCAATTTTATTAATTAAATTTAATACTTCACTACTTAAGTTACTTATAATATTCCTACATTTTAAGTAATCTGAATTCGCATCGATATGTTTTACCTCGTCTCCCGAAAATAGATTACCTAAATCTAAAGATTCTATAAAATCTTTTGTTTGCTGCTTAAAAGAGTAGTCGCTTGGGTGGCTGTTATAAAGCTCAGAATAGTCTTTTAAAAATTTAATAAAGTCTCCAGATAAAGAGCCAATACCATAATCAGTAACAGGTTCAGAAGGGTGGGTTTCACAAAGTAAGTAAAATAATTTATCACCAACCGTGACATTACCACCTCCAACAAAACTAGGGACACTTTCGCAATCTAATTGCTTAACAAGATCAAGCTCTCTTTTTAATGATTCGTTATTGCTATCAAAGGAAAGCTTTAAAGAATAGAATTTGTCGTCTGTTCTTATAAAGAATAAATCATAATCCTCACCTGTTTTTATCAATTTTAAATGATCTAAAGAAATGTAATGACCTTCTTTTTCTAAAACTTTTTTTATTAAAGTTTTATCTGAGCGGTCTGGTTTTCTGTTAGTTGGGAGAGTGTAAAGCCTACCTTTAAATATATCCATAACCTATAATAAGAAAAACCCACCCTCTTTCAAGGGTGGGTTAAACAATCACAAAGAACACCAAATGAATTATCTCACCTTACCGAAGGTCTTCGATCCAGAGCGAACCCCAGCGATACTTGCCTTAGAAAAACGACGAGTACGGTTGAAATTGCGATCATAGATGACAATTGTTTGATCTGTTTCGGATTGAAGCTGGGCATTGAGAGATTCACCCTGCTTAGTGTAAAGGCCGAAAAAACGACCATTTGTATTGCGAATTGCATTAAGAATTTTCTTATTCATATCGAGATTATATTACTGAACTTTGATAGTTTTGTCAACTACTTTAATTGAGATTTTTTTGATCTTATTATTCTCCACGATAAATTTAGCTAGAGGAGCTTGAATCAGCTTAATAACTAGTGTTTTTATGTTTCTAGCGTTAAGTTTTTCTGATTTAATCTTATTTAAAATAAACTCTTTTACGCCTTTTTTGACTGTCAATACCACGCTCCTGTCTTTTAACTTGCTGTGAATCTTTTTGATTTCAGAATCAACAATACTGACGAGCGTCTTATCGTTAAGGTTATTAAACACTAAAACATTTTCTAATCTAGCTACAAGCTCTGGACGCAGACTCTTTTTTAGACTTAATTTATAGGACTCCTGCTCACTTAAATCATCATTTACAAAGCCCATTGATCTTTTGGTGGATTCTTCATGACCAATATTCGTCGTAAGAATAACAACTGTATTGGTGAAATCCACATCTCTATGCAGGTTATCTGAGATATAACCCTCGTCTAGTAAATGTAAAAGCAGGTCTAGTATCTTTGGATCAGCTTTTTCAATCTCGTCAAAAAGAACAACGCAATTCGGATTATTCCTCACAAAATCTGTCAATATACCGCCTTCATTATAACCAACATATCCAGCGTTAGCACCAATTAATTTAGATATACCAGTCTTATCCTGATATTCACTCATATTAATCTGGAGAAAAGACCGCTCGTTACCATAAAAGTATTTAGCTATCTTCTTCGCTGTAAATGTTTTACCTACGCTTGTAGGCCCAACAAACAAGAAATTGGTCAGTGGTTTTTTAGGGTCATTAAGGCCAGCTTTTACGCAAGATAGCGAGTCATACACTTTCTCAACGATTTCGTCTTGGCCAAACACATCACGTTTAATTTTTTGCCTAAATAAAGAAAACGATTTGCTTGATTCGCTAATGACTTTTTGGGGTAAACCCGTCTTCTGCTCAAACACGTCCAGTATATCCACTTTGTGAACATTGCAAATGTCTGGTTTTTGATCCACATACTCAACCATTGATTTTACATACCTATCTATATATTCCTCAATATCTTCTTGTTTCTGTGGGCGAGACATTAAGTCGTTAAAATTATTCTTAATATCTTTTATGCTATCGGAGGGAACGTCGTTTTTAATTTTTGTTTTCGCTCCTACCTGATCAATTATATCAAAAGCTTTATCTGGAAATCTTTTGTTTGGTAGGTAAGTGTGACAGTAATTTAAAATATCATCGATGTTTTTCTTGGAGAATCTAACATTATGAAAAGACTCGTAATGATCTAAAGAGTAATTAACCATTTCTCTAGTGGCTTCTTTACTAGGCTCTTCGATATTAATTTTATCAAAACGCCTTTTAAGAGCAGCACTCTTTTCGAAGATGTCCTTATACTCCTTCGACGTAGTAGCCCCAATACATTTAATCTCGCCTCTAGCTAATGCTGGCTTCAGTATGTTGGAAGCATCGAGAGAGCCTTCTGTAGAAGAACCAGCCCCAACGATGGTGTGAATCTCATCAATGAATAAAATGACATTCTCTTGCATGCTCAACTCCTTTATTAAGCCTTTGATCCTCTCTTCAAACTGACCTCTATACTGCGTCCCAGCAATCATAGAGGTTATATCTAGAGATAATACTTGAGTAAGTGCCATATGAACAGGAACCTCATCCTGAATTATTTTCTGAACCAATCCTTCTACGATAGCTGTCTTACCAACGCCAGCTTCACCAGTTAAAATAACATTACCTTTATTTTTTTTAGATAAAATCTCTACCATTTCCTCAATCTCAGAATCTCTTGATCTGATCGGGGGAATATCATTAAGGATAACGTGTTGATTTAGATTTTTACAGTATTTTGCAATATGTTCAAACTCAAACTCTTGATGCCCTGTCTGACGTTTGGGTTTATAGCGGGTCTGCCCTTTGTCACTAAGTTTATTTGTTGGAGGGTGGCTTGATATATTATTGTCTGTAATCAAATCTTGAATAACTTCTTTTTGATACTCAACATCAAGACCTGACTCATACAAATATTCCATGAAAACGCACTCATCAAAATCTAGCAAAACATATAGTAGATGCTCAATACCAATGAAGTGGTCTTCATGGATAAAAGCAAAATCTTTAGCAGACTGAAGGCATTCGTTTAACTCTTGATGCCACTTGTTTTGATTTTTACTTCTTGTAAAGTGAAATTCATTTTCAGAACAAAACTTATTGAAAGCTTTTAAAAATTTTTCAGGAGTATAATCAATACCTCTACTCTCAAAAAGTAGACCAGCTCTGTCGGAAATGTTTGTTAAGCACCCGTAAATTAAATGCTCATTCCTTATAAGAGCATGATCTTGTGATTCTGCGAATAACTTTGCATCCTTCAAAGCTTTTTTAGCTTTAGGCGTTAAATTGAATTCAGTTAGTAACATCATAATAAGTTACACTTATTTTAGTTGGGAAAGTTTCATATAAATTTTATCTTTTAAGGAAGATATATTGTTGACAAATACGATGTCATCGCCTTTGACACCTGTTATTATAACTACGTCCTCCTTCTTGGGTAGTTTTTTACCAGAATTAAGGAAGTTTGTCAATCTTTCTTCTCTACTACTATCTAAAAGAAGACCATTAACCACACCTTTTTCATCATGTATCTCAAATCTAGCGTATTTATTACCGTTCTGACTGGTTCTTCGAATGGAATCAACTAAGACACCCGTGAATCTCACATTTGAACGCTCTATAACTTGTTTGACTTGATCTGAATCTTGGAATTCTTCTGGGTTTTCGTATATCTCTCTGATGTTGTGGGAGTAACTATACCCCAGCAACTTCTGCTCGAAATGCCAGTTTGCATACTTAATAGACTTTTTGTTTAATTCAAAGATTTCTTTATATGGGCCATATTTCTTCTTGAATGTCTCGAAACGCCTATCCGAAAATAGTTTTTTATTGTCGTCCCCCATCAGATCATCTTTTCTGGCAGAGAAGATACTATCTAGAATACTGTAATTGTGTTTTGAACCAAGCTCTATAAAGTTTCTCTTCTCTCTTTCTGTTAAGATGTTGAATGTTTGAGCTTCTAAAACCAACTTGCATCTGTTTGTGTCTACAAATGAATCGAGTAAACCAGCTTGAATAAGACCTGATAGAACACCTATATTCAAACCAGCTTGTTTTGCAACGATGAACACCTCATACTTATTGCTAAAGCTTCCTTCTCTAAACTCCACAAGGGATTCAATAACCTTCTCAGAAACACCTTTGATTGAATTCAGTCCATATCTAATATTTTTACCTTCAATAGAGAAGTCAACCTTGGAATTATTCAAGTCTGGAGGCAAAAGTTCAATATCAAACTTATTTAGTTCTTGACTAATTCTGGAAATCTCTTCGTGAGTATTCGGCTCATACTTTGTATATTTAAGCAAACTCAAGAAGAATTCTTTTGGATGATTAAATTTTAAATAAACAGTGATAGCCGCTAAGTAAGCGTAACTAATTGAGTGGGATTTATTAAAGGAATAGTTCGCAGAATCCTCCGCAACCTTCCACAACACCTCCCCAATAAGTGGATCAAGATTTCTCTCTCTTATCTTTTTTTCAATCTTAGCTTTCCATGCTGGCATTTGATCAACCTTTTTCTTTCCGACGATACGACGAAGCTGCTCAGACTCATCGAGGCTAAAACCCACTTTAACCACCATCTTCATTAACTGCTCTTGATAAAGAGGGATGCCACCAGTATAGCTGAGAATATCATCAAAGAATTCGTGAACTGATTGGAAATCACCGCTCCTTACATACTCCGCATACCTATCTTTAAAATCTAATGCCCCGGGTCTAGCAATAGCCACAACCGCAGATAACTGCTCTAAGTTCTGTGGAGAGATTTGCTGGCACACCTTGAAGTTGGTATCAGCCTCGATCTGAAAAAGCCCCTGCGGAGCCTGTAGAGAAGCTAGAGCTGCGTATATAGATGGGTCATGAGGGTTTATGTCATTCACGTTAATCTGAAGCTGCTCACATACATCATTAACAACGGATAAAGTCCTTAAACCAAGGATATCAAACTTAACGCTGAGACTAGCGACATCATCCATATCATATCCAGAAACCAAAGCTCCATCATTTGTCTTTTGCAGAGGCATAATGTCAGACTGGTTATAGTAACAAATAGAAACTCCTGATGGATGAACACCCGTATTCTTAATTAAACCTTGAACCTTCTTAGCTATTTTAAAACATTTTTTATACTTATCAGCATGGTTCCTAAAGGACTCGCTTTCTTCATAAGCTACTTCCAGCTTTGCCACCTTACCAAAATGCTTAGGGATTGTATCGCTAATTTGGTTTACCTCGACCTCAGACAGACCTTCTACGATCTTACCGCACTCTTTCATGCATAGCTTACCACTAAGAGTATTCAGGGTTAAAATCTTGGAGGTCTTACCTTTGTATTTCTCCTCAATATACGCCATTACCTCTGCTCGACGATCATAGGAGATATCGTTATCAACATCAGCTAAAAGAGAGCCGTCCAGAAATGTCTCTCCATTTGACTCAATCATCTTTGCTCTACTCTTAGAGACAAATCTCTCAAAGAATAAATCATATTCAATAGGATCAATATTGGTGACCCCAAGTAAATAAAGAACTAATGAACCAGCGGCAGAACCACGACCAGCGCCAGTCGGTATGTTTTGACTCTTACAGAAATCAAGAACATCCCAGTTTAGTAAGATATAATCAACAAACCCAAGCTCATCAAAAATATCCAACTCCATCTTAGAGCGTTCGTAATAATCCTTTCTGTTTTCTAACTTTACAATACCTTTCTCCCTCAGACCCTTGCGAGTGAGTTCAAATAGAATTTGTTTATTAGAGCTACCATCGCCTAAACCTAAACTGCGAAGAGTCGTATCTGGGATGCTGATCTCTGGCAACTTTACGCCAGCGGGAAATGGATTCTTGTATCTCATATTTCAATATCAAAAAGTTGCTTGCGGAAAATCTTGTAATTCATTTCGATGTCATACAGAGCATCATGAAGCTTACTGGGGTCATGCTCTATATTGTATTTTTTAAGTAGCGCACCCTGAGAAGCTTTAAGACCCCTCTTTCTATAGTTTAACCAACGATACTGCCAGTAAATAAAATTATTTAAGTCTGGCTCATCTTGAAGCTCGATAGCCTTTGCTAAACTAAGAGTGTCTATGATTCTATCCATATAAGAGTAATCAGAGCTAAGTCCTAGAGCCTTCATCCAAACATTAATCATATAAACATCGAAGCCCAAAAGATTCTGCCCCACAATCTTATAGCTTGGGTCGTACAAATACTCTTTAAATACATCAAAGACTTCCTTGGGATCTTTAGAAATTTTATCATGCTGGGCGCGTTTAAAACCTGTGATTCTAGCGGCATCTTCAGAAATATCTAAATCGGACCAATGTAAATGCATATTAAACTTCTCAATTACATTATTACCTTGCGCTGTAATCCAAGCCACCTGCCACGGGCGAGACTTGATAAGGTTAAGGCCTTCAGTCTCTGTATCTAAGATTAGATACTTTTGCTTTTTGTCAAATCTAAGTAGTGACTCGTTCATGCTTGTTCTAGGTAAGACTCAAAAGAGAATTCATCACTTCCAAAGTGAGACAAATTTGGGTTGGAGAGTTGGGACTGTTTACCAAAGTTTCTATTACAGAGGATTTTGTAAGTTTGTAAAGCTTCGACATCTGATTTATCTTTATAACAAATTGTTTTTACTTTTGAAGAGGTGGAGGATTGTAGATTTTTTGAGATATACTCTCTTACCTTGTAACTGAGTAAGTGGTCAAAAGGTAGGTCATTCTTCTCTATCCAAAAGTTAGGGGTTAAAAAACTGAAATCTGGAATACAGTTCTTAAGTAAGAAATTATTCTGATGAATGAAGCTGTCATAAAATGGAACGACAAACATCAGTTTATCTTCATCCCAGAACTCCTTGAAATTAGCGTAATCAATCTTACCTCCCCCCTCTGTAAAAGCGAAAGAGTAAATTTTGTTGAGTAACTTACAGCCCTCATCATTTTGAGCAAAGATTATAGACTTATGCTCGGAATCACACTCCTCTTCGGAAATATCGTTACAAAAAGTAAGCCTTAAACCATAGAGTAATTCAAGACCGTTTTCAGAACAGGCATTAAAAGCTTTCATGAAGCTTGTCAAATTATCCTCCACAAGCACCACTCTCTCCATGCCAGCATCTTTACAGATGTCGATAATTGAGTCTGGGCCTTCATCAGAAGACTTATTGATTGTTAATATGCTCTTACCTATTGAATAGGTCGAGCGGAAGATGGGCGTGATCACGCCTCATTATTCCATATATTCTAATCCGAGTCAAGAGGAATGTGCGGGGCAACCTGCATAATATTTCATCTCGTAACTGCCCCCTTCAGGAACCATCTCTTCAGTAAATTCCTCTTCAAAGCAAGAGCGAGAAAAATGACCTTCTGAATTTTTAATCTCATAATAGAAGAAATCAAATTTCATCCCACAATGCCATTTTTTAGTACCGTCTTTTTTAAGCTCTCCTTTTTTAGTGGCGAAACCACATAGGAGCTTCTTACTAAAAGATTTATCTGTGGGAAACCCTTGGTAAGCAGCCATATTACCTCTCGCGTTTTCTTCCGAAAAATTATCCAGATACCTTTGTATTTCTGTCAGGTGCAACTCAAAACCTCTAAGGTCATCTTTATCCAAAGGCTGCATTCTCATGACACCACTTTTTTTAGCTTCGGGATTTAATTCAAATTTTAAGAATAAAAATTCACTTTGCTTATTTGTGTATTCTGGGAAGAGGTGATCAACTGCCAAGCTGTACATCAAATCTTGTAGATTATCTTCAGCGTCTTTCCCTTTGAAGACTTCTTTACTCGTTTTGAAATCCCTGATGAGCGCAAATTTTTCACCCTTATAAAGAAAAAGCTTATCAATAAAACCACGAATCCTATACCGTACATCGCCTTCGTTTTTAACGAGGTCAAAATCTTGTTCAGAAAGCCCTTCCGTGAGTCCTTTAAGGTCATTGCCAAAGAAATCGTAGTTCAATCCATTATACGTCATTTCTTTGATTAATTCAATATTTTCATCATCATCTACACCTTCACGAATAGCGTGTTTCATAATGAGCCGCTTAATAGAAGGGACGGCGAAAACATCTTGAGATTTAATAATCTTGTTGAAATATTTTTTTCTTTTCTTTTCCCCTAAGAGTTCGAAAATTAAGTGGCAAATAGAACCTCTTTTAGCTCCATCATTACTAGCGTCTGGAAGTTTTAATTTATATTTGCACCAGTATAGCCAAGAACAACCCTCTACGGTTTTAATTCTACTTGCCGAGAGAGCTGTTTTAGGATTATCCATCTATCTTACTTGCTGTTTTTATTTCCGTTTTAGTAAAAGAATATTTATTCTTAGATACAAAGTCGGCTATAAATTTACGTTGATCTTCTTGATTGAGTTCCTTATCCAACCACTTATTGATATTATAACCATTTTGGTGGCATTCTCCAAAATCATTTCCTTTTTCTGGAAGTTTGATTGTCAAAACATCCAGATCAAAGTGTAGGGATAATTTTAAATAATTTTTTATTGCTGCGATTAAACCCCTGTTTTCTTTAGAATTAGAATCGTTATTGGTAGAGATAAAGATATCATCGAGAACTTTACTGGAAAGGTAGTTAATAATGCTGGGGCTAGCTGATAAACCAAATAGAACTAAAACATTTTTAACACCTTGATCATATAGAGCCATAGCATCACCAATACTCTCTACGAGAATGACCTGAGAGGTTCTTTCAATCTCAGAATCACACTCATTGCCTTCAACATGAGCAGGATAAGCCCAAGTAGTCTTTTTGCCTATGTGTTTCCATTTAGGGTAATCGTTATTATCGTCAATCTTGCGACCAGAGAAACCAATGATCTGTTTATGCTCGTTATAAATAGGGAAGACCATTCGCCTGTACATTTTACCAACACCAGCTAACCCCACCTTGAAGCACTTTTGTGTCGCTTCTGAGATTCCTTTATCTGAGTAAAATTTATAATTAGGGAATAGTTTAGACAAAACGTCTTCCGAGTAAGTTTTTTCCATTTGAATTTTATCTACTTTTACGTGGTTGAGTGGGCCTTCTTTTTTGATCCTTTCAAGAACGTCTGAGAACATGCTTTGATCATTTGTAGTTAGTTTTACTAAAGCCTCAAAAGGTTTGCACCCTTTGTTATCTACAAAATCCATCCAGACCCCAGTGTTTTTATAAATCTTTACTGCTGTAGTATTATCGCCCTCTCTATACAAAGCTTTGGTTCTCCAATGATCTCCAGAATCAATAAGGTTATAACCTAAAGACTCAAGTATCAATTGATAGTCTTCTACGCTAACTGAAGTCTGGGGCTGTTTCGTGTCCATCTTGTGCTAAATCTTCATCTCCATTTCTCACTCTTACAATATCCCTCAAGTCTCCGCATTCAGTAATATTGAAATTATGAAAGCTTAAGTTAATAAAGTTTCTACGTAATGAGTCATCAACTTGAATAGGTTCAATTGCACCAGCAATATCTTGACCTAAGTGTCGAGATTTTACATTGATCAATTTATGTGTACCAAATCTTTGACCTTCTAATTCAATTTCATCTTCTGTCTTCTTGCGAAGAATAAACATGTGGGAACAGAACTGAGTAATTCGATCTGATAAACTAACAACGCTTTCATCATCAATGATGTTTTGAGAATTTCTGTTGTTTGTAATACCGCTCCTATTAGACTGAACAGAAGTAATCATCGGTATAATTGGTAGGCCGTCCACCAGAATCTCTTTTTGGATACACTTCTTAAACTTGTCTACCATCTCCCCAACAACCTGCCATTCGTTTTTGTTGCTAGCTTCGCTTGTTGTCTTAATATAATCAAAAGAGAAAACCATTGGGTTCCCTCGGCCCACCTGAGAAAAGTAAAATCTTTTAAGTGAATTAATCATAGCATCCACATCCATGCCGCCGACATTATAGTAATAGAACTTTAGCTTTTTTACTCTGGGCCAGACAGACTGAACTTTCTGGACTACATCCTGTCCAGCTTGTCTCCATTTACCACTCTCAAGTAAATGCATGGGAACTCCAGATAAAGCCGCGCATTGACGCATCATCAGTTCTTGTTTACTCATCTCGCCATTATCAAAATGGAGAATTGGCACACCATATTCATCTCCAACTTTGCTAGCGTAATCCATACAGAACTGGGTTTTACCAACTCCTGAACGAGCGACAACAACTGTAATATTACCGGGCCTTAAAAGTGATCCATAAATATCATTTATCTTTTTGTGTGGCCCCATCATTCCAAACTCAGTAACAGGATTGTTGCCAAGCTCCTCAATGACATCCTCCATCTCATCATAAATGTTTGTCGGAACATCATTTCCAATCTCATACAGATTAATTCTAGAGTTGTAAACGTTATCAGCAATCTCTACAATCTCGCGATAAGAAGATTCTGGAGGCATAGCCTTCATCTTTTTGGATATCTCCTGAGAGGAGTCCATGATCTCACGACGAATTGTATATTTCTTTAATTCCCTAGCTGTTTTAATTACATTACCAGCAGGTACTTTACGCATACCAAGAGACTTGATATACTCCGCTGGTGTGATGCCTTCAAAATTCAATCCAACGTCATTAACTCTTTGAGCAATAATGACCTCATCTACTTCATCCCCAGCATTAATAGCTTGCTGAATTACCCTGAAGATAGTCCCATGAAGAGCTGTATTCTCTGAGTAAAAATCTTTAGGGCTAACAAAATTATTAATCTCAACCAGCATGCTGGGGTCTTTCAAAAGACCTGCGAGTAATTGTTTTTCGAGTTCGTAATTATAGATCATTGTAATCTTCTTTATCGCTTTCGTTGCTAAGTAGCCACTGCTCAAGAGTTTTTCTTAATCCCAGTTCTACAACGGTGGAATCAAACTTTGAAAAAATAGTGGGAGAGCCATTCTCGCTACAGTTACATAAAATAAAACCTTTGTATTTATCTGACCCTCCTGAGAGTTCATAAAGTTTTTCTAGCAAATTTTCTGGCAATTCAAATTCTGGAGCGTCTTCGTCTTGGTTCATAAATAAATTTCTTGGTCTTCGAAAAAAGATGCATTGACAACATCTTGTGGGTAAATCTCTACGAGGTTTATATTATTGATTTCGCAGAAGTCTAGCTTTTTTTTGTCCCTTTTTAATTGATCAACATACTTTAGCCTGTTACCATGAAAATGCTTTACATATTTAATGTGCTGACCACCTTGCACTTCAATAGCTATTTTTTTATTAGCATTATAAAAGTCAAGGGATAATCTTGTACCTACTATTCGGAACTCCTCGAAAACAATATCGTGTTCCCAATAAGGCATTAAGAAATCTTTTACACCTTTTTGAAATTTACTCCTGCTTCCAGCAGTCCAATCTATTAAATACTTTTTGGGGTTTTTTAAGTTCCTTTGTTTGTTGTACAAATCATAGAACTTCATGAAACCTCACCAATAGCATTCTTAAAATAAGTAACCAAAAAATCACACAGATCTTGATTCTCTTCAATAAAGCTAAAAAGCTTATTATCTCCTTGAACTTTATCTGGGATTTCGAATTCAGTATCTTCAATCAATTCTTTAAAGTCTTCTGTAAAGGAAATCCAAGGGCCAGCTTTTTTAACAAACTCCCAAGCGTATAGTAGATCAACTATCTCTTTTTCTACCCAGATCGATGTGCCATTTTTACGGCCATACCTAATTGGATAGCTCACCACCATATTGGTTTTCTCGTTGGGGGATTTTTTAACTACCACTTTAGCGACATGACCAATAGCAGGATTCTTTGAATCCATTTTCTTAATCGACGCATTCTTTAGAATGTTATCTCCAGCATATCTAGCTTCGAATTGAATAATCCAATTAGCAAAGTGCAGCAAAGCATTTCCTCCAGTAGCTGTAGTCTGTCTGACTGGAGCTTTGGAATATGGGTCAAGCTTAATATCAGCTCTAACTTGGGAAATAAAGATTGCCATATGACCTCTTTTTGCGAGAGCAATTGACATCTTCTTCATAAATGTGCCAGCAATAACTGCACCCCCAGCAACTTTAGCCGAGTCTTCGAAGCTCTTATTGATATCGTTTTTAGTGATTAAGCCATCGACAGAATCCAACAAGAAACAGTATTTCTTATTACTATCGTTCTTAGAAACAAGCTCTCGGAAAAGCTCTACAACAGTCTCGTAAATATTAGATTCAAAAACAAAACAAGTGCCATCAACCCATTCTTCAGCGGTATACACAAACTTCACACCGCTCCTTTCCCTCATTTCTGGAGAAAGTCTTCCTTCAGCTTTTACAAAAACACCTTTAGAATTTGGGATTTGTTTCAAGAAATTTTTCATAACCTCAAGAGATTCTGAAGTCTTACCTCCTTCATTCATACCTACGAATCTATGGAGTCCGGGGCCGAAGCCTCCTCCTAACTGTAGGTCAAACTGAAGCGATCCGCTTGACACTTTATAATTAATCTCATCTTCAAAATTGTAATGGTCTTCTTTATTGGCTTTTAAAAAACTACCCATTAACTTTTGATCATCTTGCGTTTCTTTGGTGGCTTTACTCATTTAAAAAATCCTTAATTGTTTTATTTTTGACTTCGATTGGCTTGTCATCCCCAATCTTCTCGCCCAGAGAATACTCAGGATACTTGTTTTTGTCAAGACTATAATTGAAGGCTCTAAATTTTTTATCCAAAGTATCTTTAAGCTTGGGGCTAACCAAATAAGACAGAGAATCAAGCTTCTTGAAGAAAGTCATAACATTCATGAACTCAAGAGAGTACCTCCCGCAAAGATCATTCAACATCTTCATTTCGCGCATGTAGAACATACGCTTATTACTAGAAGGCTCGGAAACAAGCCTCTTTAATATTTCTTTCTTGTTGATTTTTGGTTCATCGTCTTTCTTCTTCTCGGGGAAGACGTAACCACAATCACACGTAGAAGTCCTTACTCCTAATAAAGCTTCGCAGCTAGGGCATTGCTTTTTACCTCTTGGCATAGAGGTATACTAATATGCATCAATGTCGTTTGCAACCATTTTCCTGACTAATTCAAGGAAATCAATTTTAGGTTCCCAACCAAGCTCCCTTCTTGCCAACGAAGAATCCCCTAACAGCAAGTGTACTTCAGCAGGACGATAGAATTCAGGATTGATCTGCATTAAAATCTTATCTTCATGCATGTATTTTTCATTAACTCCATGACCATCCCAACGGCACTTCTCAGAACCAAAGCCAACAAAATTAAAAGCTTCCTCGACAAATTCACGAATAGTGTGAGTCTCATTTGAAGAAAGGACGTATTCTTTAGGTTCTTCTTGATTAAGCATCAACCAAATACCTTCGACGAAATCTTCAGCATCACTCCAGTCTCGCATGGCATCTATGTTGCCCA